CTCTGGCGGAACAACAACGGTTGATTTTTATTATAAAATTGGTCCTCTAATTCAAACGTATGGCTATGGCTGGGGCACCAATACGTTCGGTGGAACAACCACGCCAACGGTTTCTACTACTTTAAATGGAGCATTACTGAATGATGCTTATGGAACCGGAGGATCCGGAACGGATATTGTTTTAACAGATGCCACTTCTTTTACTTCTTCTGGAACGATTTTAGTAGAAAGCGAACTGATTACCTATACGGGCATTACCAGCAATACTTTAAACGGAATTACACGGGGAACCAACGGAACCTCAACGGCGGCTCATTCGGATGGAGTCACTACTTACGATGCCACAACCTATGTCGGATGGGGCAGCGCTAGTTCTTCTTCTAATATTATCATTGAACCAGCCCAATGGAGACTTATAAATTATGGCGAAAATCTATTGGCTTTAGTTCATAATAAAAAAATATTTCAATGGGTCCCTTCTTTACCGAATTTAAATGTCCGAGCGGTTTTAGTAACAGGTTCAGAAGTTCCAACCGCTTCAAGGGATATGGTTCTTTCAACTCCCGACCGTCATTTAATTACAATTGGAACAGAAACCACTTTGCAAACCGCCGCGAGTCAAGATGATATGTTTGTCCGGTGGTCGAATCAGGAATCTACAACGGTCTGGACTCCAACCGCTACGAACACAGCCGGTAGTCAACGACTGACGGATGGTTCTAAATTACTAGGTGCTATTGTAGGAAAAAGTGCCGTCTATATTTGGTCGGATACAGCCATGTATACCATGAAGTTTATCGGCCAGCCTTTTACCTTTGGTTTTACGCAAGTTGGAACGAACTGTGGAATGTCGAGTCAACACGCAGCTGCGGAAGTTGATGGAATTGCCTATTGGATGGGACCCACCGGATTTTATAAATTTGATGGAGGTCGTGTTCATACGATGCCCTGTTTAGTCGAAGACTATGTGTTCGAAGATATTAATGCAAATGCCAATCAACAGGTTCATGTAGCCGTTAACGCTTTATTTGGAGAGATCACTTGGTTTTATCCAAGTAGTGGGTCCAGTTATGTTGACCGATCGGTGACTTATAATTATTTAGAATCTACACCCGATAAACCGATCTGGACGACTTCTTCTTTAGCTCGTACAACTTGGAGTATTGAAGGTGTTTTTAGCAAACCTCATGCGACTGAATTCAAGAGTGCGGTGGCTCCCACTAAACCTACCGTCGTAGGCATTTCGAATGGAGCCAGCTATTATTGGGAACAAGAAAAAGGAACCGATGAAGTTTTTACGACAGGATCAACGAATGCGATTGCCGCTTATATTGAATCCGGAGACTATGATCTTGGAGGACCTGAAGGAGAACAAGGAGAAGGAGAATTTATGATGCGTATTAGTCGTATCGTTCCTGACTACGGAGCTCAAACAGGAGACTCGAGAGTTACATTAAACACGAAAGCTTTTCCGAGCAGTAGTGCAGTGACCACCAACTATACGGCCACGACTTCTACCTCTCAAATTTTTACTCGTGCACGTGCACGACAGATTGCTTTAAAAATAGGCAATACCAGTACGGGACAGACCTGGCGAATGGGTACGTTCCGATTAGATATTCACCCAGGAGGAAGACGATAATGGCTAAAATTTCTGAAGTAGTTGCAGCAATCATCGGACCTGATTTTGATCCGATCAATGTACAAGGACTTGCTGATAATGTAGGATCCGTTGTACAAAAACTTAACACAACCTATCAACAACAACTAACAGATGAGCTTGAAGCTTTTAACTTATTCATGAATTAACGATGGCAAACAAATATATTAATAAAGCATTTGATTTAAGTACCACCGGAGCCACGACGATCTATACCGTCCCAGCGGAAACAGTTGCGATTGTTAAAGCTATACAGGGTTTTAATGATACGGCCAGTGCGGTTACCATCACGATGTCTTTTACCGATGCTAGTGCTTCAACTACTTATGACATTGGTTATGCTTCGAGTAGTACCGTTCAACAATTTAGTTTACTCACCGACAGTCTCTTGGTGCTAGAAGAAAGCGACGTGTTAAAGCTCACAGCCAGTGCCGGGACTCAAGTGACTGGGGTAGCCAGTATATTAGAACAGGATAGAAATTAATGACAACCGTAAAAATTAATGGTGAAGACGTTCCGGTGGTTGACGCCAAGGTCATAACGACCATAAAGAATAAGAAAACCGGGGTTATTTATAAGGACGAGGAGGAATGGAAAGCTTTGAACATACCCGTGGAAGACATCCGAAGAGATGTATTAGTTAAGATGCCAAGGCTTGATTTGTTTGCGAAAACAAAGTAATAATAAATATATTCTCAGGTGCAATCCCTGCTCTTTTACTATACATTGCAAAATAGGAAATTATGACAAAATCGAACGGAATTAAATCACTCAAACAAGCAGCTAAACTGCTTAATAGACATGCTCCTGATGGTGAAAAATTAGCTTATATTAATAAAGACGAAGCTAACCTGTTAAGATCGCATGGAGGATCTGGCATCAAGACACTTCAAGGGGTGCCTTCTTATGCTAAATTTCTTGGTATTCAAGTTCCTTTCACAGGAGATAAAGACTGGAGCGAAGTTGCTACGAGTGTAGGAAAATTTTTAGGTTATGGAGATCAAGAATATACAAATACAAAAGGTGATGTAGTTACTCGACCAGGCCGAAGTCCCGTTACAGATGTTCTATCTGTTCTAGCTTACTACCGAGCTAAAAAAGATAAAGAAGGATTGAACGAACATGAGATGAAAATATATAATGATCTCTTGGGACAAACCGCTGGTCATCAAGCAGAATTTGATCTTAGTACCGCTGGCGGTGCAGAACTAACAGCTCCTTTATATTCATCAAACCTATCAGATGTCGCTGCTCCTAAAACAATAGATTTTTCTGGAAACACTACACCTGCTCTAACCCTTTCTGCTGAAGGCGGAAGGATTGGTTATAGTAATGGTGGATCACATAGAGATTGGTTAGCTTCAAAAGGATACAGTGACATGATGAAAGGAATGTCGGACGATGATATTATAAAACTTTATGACAGCGTAAGAGGAACATGGAGCAAAGCTCAAGGCGGAAGGATTGGTTATGACAATGGTGGTATTGGAAGTTTATATGCAGGATCCGATTTAGAATGGGGTCATAACATGGGATCTAATTATTTAAACACAGCAGCAGAAAAGCAAAATAATCTTTTTTCTGAAAACGTAGATCAAAAATTTGAATCAGATGCATTAGGGGCCATACAAGGAAAAAATACAGAACAAGAAATAATGTCTCTTGTACAAGAAATAATGAAACGCTATGAAGATATAGAGGTAAAGGATGCTATAGGGCTAGCTAGACAAATACTCGAATCTGGAAACTATAATATTGGACTAGAAACTCGAGGCCAAGCTCAAGGCGGAAGGATTGGTTATGCAGATGGACTAACCGTAGCTGAAAAAGGACCTCTTTATGTTGATTCTGATACAGATCTTCCTTTACATAATATTGAAAAAAAGTTTCAAAGAATGAGTAAAGAGGAAAGACTAAACGCATATTTTGATATGTTAAAAAGAATAGAATCTTATAAAGAACTAGTGGAAGTAGGAGCTAGACCATACAAAGAATTTTTACACTGGGGTCCTCTGGGTGGTGATGAGATAGATGGAGGAGGCAGTGGACATACAGAGATGACAGAAGCATTAGAATATACTGATCATCCTGCTGCTGAAGCACTTTACGAAAGAGGAGAACATTATAACAGAGGCGGAAGGATTGGTGCTTTTAACGGAGGCATACAAGGACTGATGCCAAGACTAGGATATGCAGGCGGTAATCAAGTACTGCCACTCTTAGATCTAGGAGGCCAGGAAAAAGATTATCGAGAAGATGGGGGCTTTGTTCCTATCGGTCGAAAAGAAAAAGCGGACGATGTTCCGGCAAGACTTAGTAAAAATGAATTCGTCTTTACCGCAGATGCAGTAAGAGCTGCTGGCGGCGGGGACATCGATGAAGGCGCACAGCGTATGTATAATGTTATGAAAAATTTAGAAGCGGGCGGAGAAATCTCCCAAGAAACACAAGGAAAAATTTAATGGCACTCCCTAGTTTTGACACTTCTGCTCTTCCTTCTAACGCTCAACCTTGGATAAATCCCTATGGTCATGGGCTTGCAAGTTTAGCAACTCAACAACTCGGACGACCGATTGATGTTGGAGCGATGACTCCTGGTGTCGCAGGACCTGGAGCCTTTACTCAAGCTCAACAACAACTAACGTCTGACATGGGTGGACTGGGATCCATTCAACGAGATGCAACCGGACAAATTTCAGGATTTACTGGAGGCACAGGGGTCGCTTCCTTTCAACCCTATTTACAAGATATTAAAGATAAAAGTTTACTGGACCCTTCAGGCTATTCAGCCTACATGTCACCGTATCAAACTGAAGTCATTAACAAGACCCTGGCAGAATTCGATAAACAAGCTGCGGTTTCAAAACTAGGCTTAGGAAAAACAGCATCCGATGCAGGAGCTTTTGGAGGAGCTCGGCACGGTATTGCACAGTCTGAATATCAAACAACTTCAGACGCCAACCGAGGGATGCTTAATGCCCAATTATTACAACAAGGCTTTGGTCAAGGACTAGCGGGTCAGCAAACCGCATTACAAAACATTAGCGGAATGGCAAGTATGGTTCCTAATCTACAGGCGGGACTCGGTCAACAG